GTAATTTTTATATGAACGCTATAGGTCAAGATGGTAAGTTCAAAAGTATTTCAGATTTCATTAAAGATGCAAATTATGAACCGAAACAATCTGGAATAATACCTTATGAAGAAACGAATTATCTATTATATAAAATAAGATTTATACTTTTCATGGTAACCTTTATAACTATAATTTTAATCAATTTATATTTTATTTATGGAGTATCAGAATTATACATACTATTTTATGATAAAATCGTGTTCACTCAATTTGCTTATCGTTTTTATGTATTACTATGTATAAACATGGCCTATAGATACACCTATTTCAGACTAGGAGAATGGTCTTGGTCTTTATTTTTTGACGCTTATGGTGTATCATGTGGAATAGCAATTGCCGTACTATTATGGTATAAATTTCATAGATATGTATGCATTATTACTTCTTATTTAGCATCATGTCTAATCAAATTATTGACTAATAGATACTCAATAGCCATATTAGTTTTATTTACTTTATCCACAACTGCAGTATACGCTAAACCTACACAGAAAATTTTCCGTAATGAATTAAGTTTCATCGACAGTTCCTGTTGCAGTAAATTACCTGATGAATTCGCTTTTATTAATCTCAGGAAAAATGATTATAACTTATTAGATCTCGAGCAACAACCAATCAAACTTAAAGACACTTATGAAAAATATGAGTGTACGTGTGATAAACAATTGACCAAAGGTAAGAGAATGTATAAATTATTACAAGTACAAACAGACATGTCTCTACCTAAAATATATCACGCTTGTTGGAAAAATAACATGTCCGCTATGTTAAGAATGTTAGTACAATGCCCAAAACCTGAAGAAAAAATAACAACATTATTTGCAGCATGGTTTGAAAGAATATTCGATGTAGAAATTAAGCCCCTACTACAAAATTTTACTTATTGCCAATTAGCTTGGTTTAACCATTTACCAAAGAAAAAACAGCAAGAAGTCTACCCTTATTTTAAAGAATTAATACCACATGATTACGTACCAATAACAATGGAGGAAATTAGAGAATACAATACATATACAAATTTTGTTAAAAGCGAAAAACAATTTGGTGCAACAGCCAAAACACGTTGTATATGTTCCC